CCCCCCGGCCGGTGGGTCAGAAGGTGACGCCGTAGCGGCCCAGGGTGCGGCGGGTCTCGTCGCCGACGATGCCGTCGACGCTGATGCCGACGCGGCGTTGGAACTCGCGCACCCAGGCCTCGGTCGTCGGGCCGAAGTCGCCGTCGACCTCGAGCTGGCCGAGGGTGCGGGCGTAGACCGGGAACGTGGCACGCATGCCCAGCTGCAGAGCCTTCACCGCGGTGCCCTTGCTGCCGCGGCGCAGGACGGCGGACGAGGAGGCGGCGTCGGCGCCGCGGTGCCGGTCCTTGGCCGGGTCGTACTCCCAGTGCCAAGGCTCGAGAGTGCGGGGCCGCTGCGCCCAGGCCGGGTTGGTCCAGCCGTACTCTGCGCCGTGCTCACGCAGCCAGGCCACGGTCTGGGTGCCGGCGTCGGCCGCACCGCCGGTCTCGTGCCGGGATGTGCCCGGCTTGGCGACGGTCGGGGTGCCGGGCAGTTTGCCGGCCTTCCACCGGTCGTACAGGGCCTGCTGCTCGGCGCGGGTGCGGCCCGCGGAGGTGACCTTGTTCGGCATCCCCGCGGCGACCATGCGTTTCCAGCTGGCCGCAGCAGCGTCGGCGAGCCAGTAGGAGCCGAGGATCGTGGTGGTCATCGCTTTTCCCTTCTCTCGCAGGGTGTTTAGCCGCGGTAGATGTAGACGCGGGCGACGGAGGCGCCGACTGTGGCGATCGCGCGGAGCCGGTCGGACATGGCGCCGTGTCCGGAGATGACGTAGCCACCGGAGGGGACCGCGGTGCCGGTGAGGGATCCGGAGGTGGCGCGGTCGTTGACGAGGGTGATCAGGCCGGCGGAGCTGACGGCGAGCTCAAAGCCGTACTGGTTCGTGGCGGTGGTGGTGACCGGGGAGTTGGTGTAGACGATCAGCTGGTTCGCGCCGCGGCCGCCGGGTTGGCCGAGGTCGCCGCCCCAGCCGCTGTTCTGCGGGTTGACGCCGTCGAGTGCCAGCGGGGGGAAGGAGCCGATCTGGACGGCGTTGTAGGGCTGGTTGGTGCCCGGCGGCGGAGTCGGCGGGTTCGCCATGGGTGGCGAGGTGTCGAGCTCGATGCGGCAGCCGCCGATGCCGTCGTAGATCTCGGTCCAGCCCTGCACGTGCACGGGCATGGTGGAGACGCCGAAGTGTGAGGCGGGGACGCCGATGGTGATCCGTTGCGTCGGGTACAGGCCGGCGGTCGGGGACGTCTCGTCGAACAGTGCGGCGACGAGGTCGCTGGTGGCGCCCTCGAGGTCGACGGTCACCTTGGTGACCTGCAGGCCGGAGGCTCCGCGGGCCAGGAAGTCCTCCCCGATCGCTTCGGCGACGTCGTCGGAGGCGGCCAGGGTGGACAGGGTGACCGATCGGTGGCCTTCTCGGGCTGCTTCGGCGGGGGAGTCGATGACCTGGCGGGATCCGCCGGGGAAGTTCACGGTGACCCGGGTGGGTTGCGATTCGGATCCGAGGGAGGCGGTCAGGCCACCGAGCTGGTGGCCCTCCCCGGTCGCGGTGGCCAGGGACGTGGCCGGGTAGCAGACGTCACGGCCGAAGAATCGTGGGCTGGTGAGGTCACAGGGACGATGCCAGAGCACGCCGCGGCCCGTGGCTGCGACCTCCTGCCCGACCTCGAGGACCGTCTTGCCGTGCCAGGACCCGGTGAGTGCACGGTCGCTCCATGCCGAGCCGACCCGGGAGGACATCCCGGTGGGGGCGACGAGCGACCAGGAGTTCGTGCGGTTCGCGAGGTCACCGGTCGAGTTGGCGGCCAGGCCGTCGTTGGTGGGGATCGATGCGTTCGTGTTGGCGGCGGTGCTGATTCCGGCGACGGAGAATTTCGCGACGTCGGTGCCCATTCCGCCGATGAACACGGACCGGAAGTTCCGGATGTCGATTGAGACGGTGCCGTACCAGTATTCGTTGAGGCCGTTCTCGAGCGAGCAGATCGATCGGGTGTTGTTCGCCGGGTCCATGCGCATCGTGAACAGGAACCACTGGTCGGTGTTCGGGTTGGTCTTGAGCGAGAGAAGCGTTGAGCCGCCTGCGCTTTGGATGTTCAGGGACTGGGTTCCTGCGTTGTCGCGTAGCAGCAGGAATCCGTAGACGGCGGAGGCGTATTCGTCGCGGAAGGTGAGCACGTCGGCTGTTGAGCCGGCGCCTTGGACCTCGGTGGGGAATTTCAGCCACATCTGCAGGCATTGGATGGTCCCGCCGGTCTGCAATCGCAGGGTCGCGCCGGCGCCGGTGGGGTCGGAATTCACGGCGATACCGCCTGGCACCGACAGGCCTTCGGCGGTGGCTGAGGCGAGGGGTGCGACGCCGCCGGCGGCGGGGCGGGTCATCAGGGATCCTCGGGTGCCGGGGCCGTCTGAGACGTTGGGGAGCACCTGGGCTGCTTCGCCGTCGACGGTGCACACCCACTGGTCCCAGCTCGCCGAATAGAGGTTCGCCCAGTAGCGGGCGCCGGCTTCCCAGCACGAGGGGGCATCCTGAGCGGCGGCCAGGCCGAGCGCGTCGACGGCGACGACCTGGACCCGGCAGTCCTTCGGGTTGGTGGTGGGGAAGGACGGCGCCCACGACTTCACCCAGCCGCGGAACCGGATCCAGGAGGTGGCGCCGCGCCACAGTCGCAGCTGCACCGGCATGTCGGTGGCGAGGGTGTTCGGGCCGGCGACGTTGCCGGGCATGTACCGGCCGTCGAGGTCGCGCAGCTGGAACGCCAGCTCGCCGGGGTCGACCGGTCCCCAGGGCGTCTTACGGCCCTGGTTGACCTGGACGGGGCCGACGACGTCGGCGGACACGTTGACCCACGTCGAGCCCATGTAGACGTAGAGCTCGAGGCTGGTGAACAGGGCCATCAGGCGCGTCCGAGGGTGCCGCGGCGGCGAGCGGTCTCGATGGCCTCGGTGACCACCCGGGCCAGGTAGGACTCCGATCCGACGGCTCCGGCGTGCACGGTGACCTGGATGGTCTCGCCGCCGCCGAGGCCGTAGCTGCCAGCTTGGGACAGCGGGACCACTGCCTCTGGCCCGGCCTCCCCGATCACGGCGAGCGTGGGCGCGGTGACGACGCCGCCGGTGGCGAGCATCGGGATCTTCGGCACACCGAGGGAGAACCCGGGGACGTTGACGCCGAATGCTGAGAACCCGGGGACGGAGAAGTTCAGCCGGTTCCAGCCGGAGATGACGAAGTTGATCACGGAGCGGAATCCGGATTTGAGTCCGTCGAAGGTCCCGCTCAGCCCGGACTTGAGACCGGACGCCCCAGACTTGATCTTGCTGACCATGGTGTTCCAGGCGTTCGTGATCCAGGTCCAGGCCGCAGCAGCGCCGTTCTTGAACGTGTCGACCGCCGATTTCATCGCGGTCATGGCCGCGGCCCAGATCCGGCGGCCGGTCTCGGTCTTGGTGAAGAACACGACCAGGCCGGCCACGAGGGCGGCGATCGCCAGGATGACCAGAGCGATCGGGTTGGCGGCCATCACCAGGTTCAGACCGGCCTGCATCAGGGACCAGGTCTTCGTCGCGGCTGAGGCGAGCTTGGCGCCGCCGGAGAACGAGGAGATCCCCGTGACGAGCTGCCCGACCTGCGCCCCGGTGGCCAACGCCGTCCCACCGAAGGTGAGCAGCCCGGTGGTGACCAACCCGGTGGCGCCGGAGGAGCTCGCCATCCCCTGGGTCCACTGCTCGAAGCTGCGTTTCATCGAGTCGATCTGGCCCTTGGCCGACCCGCCCGCGGTGTTACCGATCTGTGTGATCGAGCCCGCCACGGTGTCTGAGGCGTCCCCCCACTGCGCCATCGACGGCAGGATCTGCCGCAGCGTGTCCTCCCACTGGGTGCCGAACAACGCGACACCGACCTGGTTCTGCTTGAGCGGGTCCTTGATGTTGTTCAGGGACTGCAGCACCTGCGCGGTGGCCTCGTTCGCGGCCGGGCCGCCCGAGGCGATGTCTGCCGCGGTCTGCTTCGCGTCCATGCCGAGCGTCTTGTAGGCGTCCGAGGTCGACTTGCTGCCGTCGATCGCCCGCAGCGAGAACTCTTTGAAGGCGTCGGCGATGACGTCTGTGTCACGGGCGCCGGCCTTTAGTCCGTCCTCGAGCAGGGCGAGCGCCTGGGATCCGGTGATCCCGAGCTTGGAGAACTGCGGGGAGTATTCGCTGATCGTCTCGAGGAAGTCCCCGGAGCGGTCGGCGCCGTCGCGGAATCCGGCGCCGAGGATGTCGAACGCCTCGGTGGCGTCCTTGGCGAGCCCGTTCTTGATGAGCTGCCCGGCGGCCTTCGCGGACTCCCCCACGTCCGCGCCGAACGTGTCGGCGAGGATCTGCGCCGAGGTCGTCATCTTGGTCAGGTCGGCCTCGCTGGTGGAGGCAACCGACCCGAGATTCATCGAGACCGTCCGGATCGTCTCGTTGACCTCGTCGATCGACTCGCCCCAGTTCGAGGCGTAGACCGCACCGGCGACCTTGCCGGCCTTGTCCGCGTCACCTTGCGAAAGGCCCAGTTGCCCAGCGAGTTTCGCGTTCGCTTCACCGATATCGAGGTTCTGCGCGAACCCGGCAGCGAGCGCGGCGGCACCCGCGGTGCCGGCGGCACCCGCGACCTTGGACAGGGTGGCGAGCTTCTTGCCGGTGTTCTCCCCGGCCTGCTCGACGTCGTCGAAGGCCTTCTTCGCGTCGGAGGAGTCCCCCAGGATCTTGAACAGGAGATCAACGGTCGCCACGGTGTGCACCTCTTCCTCGACGGGTGGGGGTGCGCCGGTCGGCGGCGTCCTTCGCGGCCTCGCGGTCCTTGATCGCGCAGGTCACGAGGTAGCGCCACCAGTGCGCCGGCAGGGTGTCGATGTTCCAGGGGGTGATCGAGGGCCAGGTGTGCATGACGTAGGCGGCCCATTCGCTGAGCGAGGCCGCGACGTCGTCGAAAGGCCAGTCCTCGGCTGCTACTCGGCGGCGGCCGCGTCGTCGTCGGGTGTCACCGGGCCACCGCTGCCCGGCGGGGTAGGGTCCGGCGCGTCGTCGTCCTCCTGGTCGACGTCGTCGGTGACCGGGTCGGGCAGTTCTTCGATCTCGGCGACGGAGACCCGTAACGCGTCCCGCAGGCCGATCTCCTCGCCGGCGCCGCGGCGGGTCAGGAACACGGTTACCGCGGTCGCGATGACGCCCTCGTCGGGGGTGTCCGGCTCCGGACCGGGATCGGGGGAGTGTGGATCCTCTTGGGCCGCTGCGGCGGCGGCCTGCCATGCCCGGTAGTCGCGTTGGAAGGCGTCCAGGACCGCGGAGATCCGGGCGAGCTCACGCATCCCGAGTGCGACCCCGACGACGGCCTTGGACTGCTGCTGCAGTTCCATCAGGTGCAGCAGCTGTGCGCTCTTGTGGTTGACGACGTCGTACTCGACGCCGCCGATGCGTGCGCGCATCAGCCGGCCTGCCGGGCGATCGCGGCGGCGACGGTCTCGCCGGCGTGGGCCAGTTCGGCGTCCAGGCGCCGGGCGGTCGCGTCCTCGACTGTGTCGGTGAAGAACCCGGCTCGGATCTTCTGCCGCACCCAGGGCCGGCGCCCGTAGGTGGGGTGGTGGACGACGCCGGCGTCGAGGGAGGCGAGGTCCAGGTCCGGGTGGGTGGCGGTCACGGTGACCTCGACCCGTTCTCCCGCGGACGCGTCTCGGGTGGTCAGCCGCAACTGCGCGGCTTGGCGGGCCAGGCCTCCACGGGAAGGCAGCCGGGACAGGGCCGCGGAGCGGACGGCGGCCTCCGCGGGTTTCGCGACCGCGCGGGCGGCAGCGGTGGCGGCGTCCCGGAGTTCTCGGTCGGCCTCCCGCAGCGCCTTGGTCGCTCGGGTCAGGGCTCGGGTGTCGAGGTCGAGTCGGATCACGCGGCGACGTCCGTGGTGCGGTAGGCGACGTACAGGTCTTGGTTGGTGCCGTCCCACTTCACTTCGCCGGTGAGCTTGGTGGTGCGGGTCTCGCCGCGTTTCGGGGTGGGCAGATCCCCGGTCAGCAGGATCTTGGGGGCGACGACCTGCAGTTGCGTGTAGCTGGCCGACAGCGGCTCGGTGGTGGTGTGGGTGCTGTACCAGGCGACCTGGGTGCCGGCGACGTACCAGTCCGGGATCGTGTTCGAGTCGAAGTCGGCGGTGGCCTTCCATTTGATGTCCGGCAGCCCCGCGACGGGTCGGCCCCGGGTGGACAGCTTCCAGTCGCTGTCATCGATCTTGTGGTCGAGTTCGATCGACCACTCCCGGAACTCGGTCGAGGCGGTCAGGCCCGACGCGAGGACGGTGGTTGTTGGCACGGTGAGGCCGGTGGCGCCGATCGAGCAGACCGCCTGGTAGGCGTCGAAGATCACCGGGTTGGTGGCGTAGGAGGCGGTGGCCAGCGCGGTGGCGGTGGTGTAGCCGGCGGCGTCGAACTCGACCTCGATCGTGGCGATCCCGTCCTCGGGTTGCTCGATCTTCACTTTCGACGCGGTGCAGCCGCGGTAGGTCTCGGTCCGCACGGTCCCGTTGTTCTGGATCTTGGCGAGTTGGATCGTGTAGGAGGGCAGGTAGGTGCCGGTGATGCCGGGGTGGGCGAGCTGCTGCGACCCGCCGGTCACCGCGGTGACGGTGAGCACTCCGAGGGCGGCCTCGAGGAGGATCCCCGCCTGCTTGGACTCGAGCTCGGCGGCGACGGTGACGGAGCCCTGGCCGATGGTGGGGTAGGCGCGTGCGGACAGCATCGAGTGCCGGCCGGAGCCGCCGCGCAGGCCGTCGCCCTGCCGGTTGCGTGGGTCCCAGGTGCCCTCGTTGTCGTCGAGGTAGGGGTAGAACCGGGACACGGTGACGGCTGTGCCGTAGACGGATTCCTTGGCGATGCCGACCTGGTCATCGAGCAGCGTGGCCACGGGTCACGCCCCCTTCGCGGTGGTGGTGGTCTTGGTGGGGGTGGGCTCGGGATCGGGTACGGGTTCCCAGATGTCCTGCTCGAGGAGCAGCTGCGCGTCGCCGTCAGGGACGTCGACGGGGACGGCGCGGGTGGCGGTGATTCCGAGGGTGGGGATGTGCACCTCGTCGGACCCGCCGATGTATTGGATCAATGCCACAGCTGCTCTCCTCAGATGCGGGTGGTGTAGGTGATCTCGAAATCGATCTCGGTGGTGAGGCCGTCGCCGGCGTACTGGCGGACGTCGTGGTCGCCGACCTGGACGACGAGCCGGGGCGTGGCCAGACCCAGCGTCGGATCGGCCAGGACCAGGGCTCCGACCGTGTCGAGCAGGCCGAACGCTGCGGCGTAGCAGGCGGTGGCTGCCCCCTCGAGGTCGGCGTCACCGATCTGGGCCACAGCTCGGCAGCGGATGGTGCCGATCTCGTCTCGGGCGCGGTGGCCGAGGGTGGCGATCTGTCGGCGGGCCAGGCCGGTGTCGCGTGGGTCCTCCTCGGTGCCTGCCCACCGGATCACCACGTATCCGGGGACGTGCGCGGAGTCGGTGAGAAGGACTTCGACGCCGTCGTAGACGGGCACCAGGCCGGTGACCCAGGCAGCTGGTGCGCACCAGCCGGGTTGGGCACGCAGGGCCGCGAGCAGCGCCACGGAGATCTGCTGCCACCGGGAGGTCGTCATCTCAGAACACGGCCCGAATGTCGGCGTTGAGGAGCTGCTCGGCCCGGCGAGGTAGCGCCCACGGCGCCGCGGTGGACTCGCTGTCAGAACCGGAGCGTTTGGGCAGGCCGGACCCGCCGCGGCGGGTCGCCCACAGGTGCTCCACGGTCACCAGGACCGCCTCAACGATCCGGGCCGGGACGACGGGCGCACCGGCGGTGTAGGTGAGGGTGATGGCGGCGGGCCCGCCTGGCCAGGGGGCGTCACCGGCGCGGCGCAGAACGCCGCCCAGCCCGTGGATCCAGTCGGTGACCGGGGTGCCGTCGACGGTGACCGTGGTGATCGCCTGGACGGGGTGTCGGCGCAGGATCAGTGCGGCGGCGCCGCCGTCGTGGGTCTCGGTGACTGCGGTGCCGGGCCGGTAGACGGTGTCGGTGTAGACCTCGCACAGTTCGGTGGCGGCGTCCAGGACGTCGCGTAGTTGTTCGTCGCGGACCGGGTCCGGCGCGGTCATTGCCAGGTGCTGGCGCAGCTGCGGCAGCGACACGGCCGGGGTGGTGGCCGGGCGCACGGTGACCTCGTCGCGGTGGACGCCGGCGCCCAGGCCGGTGACGGTCCAGGTGATCCGGTGCACCCCTGGTTGGGTGGTGGTCCAGGTCGCCTCGTACAGGCCGAGTGAGGGGCTGACGACGGTCGGGTTGAGGGTCGTTCCGTCCGGGGCCAGGACGACTGCCGAGACCGAACCTGCGGCGATGAGGGCTCCGGTGTCGAGGTCGCGCACCTCGAGGGTGGGGGCGGCGACGTCGCCGAGGTCCAATGCCATGGTCAGCCTCCTGTGATCGGGCCGGAGGTCAGATGAGTGCGGCTTCGGCCAGTGGTCAGGTGAGGCCGCACCGGGGCTCCTGACGTCAACGCGGTCGAGGGGACGAGCACATCTCCGGTGAGCGTGGCGGTGGCGGCCACCGCGGTCTGTGCGAGCTTGGCGACCGATGCCGTCACGGCGATTCCTGCGGCGCCGGTGACGGCCGTGGTGGTGTGCACGCCGCGGGTGACGGTGGCGGTGAGCGCGCCGGATCCTGAGGTGCTGGCGCCGCCGGGGACGCCGCGGGTGGCGGTGGCGGTGACGGTTCCGGCGCCGCTGGTGGTGGCGTCGGCGTTTTGGGCGGCCGCCACGCTGGCGTCGGCGGCGATGGTTGCGGTGCTGGTCAGGGCGAGGACGCCGTTCGCGGCGCGGGTCGCCGTGGCGGCAAGCAGTCCTGTGGCGGCGATTGCCGCGGCGCCGGTGACGCCGCGGGTGGCGGCGCCGGTGACGGATCCGGTGGCGGTCGCGGCGGCGCCGGTGACGGTGTCCCGGTTGGCGGCTGCGGTGATGGTGGCGGCGCCTGCGAGCGCTGCGGCGGCGCCACTGGTTCGGTCCGCGGCGGAGTCCACGCCGGCGACGGCGGGAAGGGTTGTTCCCGCGACGACGCCCCGGCCTGCGGTTGGGGCCGCGGCGGCGGTCGCGTTGAGTGTGGCTGTGGGCCTGACTCCTCGGACGGCGGTCGCCGTCAGCGCACCGGTAGCGGTTAGGGACGCTCCGCCGGGCGGGGTGACGGTGGCGTCGGCGGTGAGCGCGGCGGTGGCTGCCACAGGTGTGGTCGCGGAGATACCTCGAGTTGCGGTGCTGGTGAGTGCGGCGGTCGCCGCTGCGGTCGCCGAGGCTGCCGTTCCTCGGGTCGCGGTGGTGGTGAGGGATGCGGCCGCGGTGGCGGAGGCGGCGCCGGTGATGCCGCGGGCGGCGGTGGCGGCGACCGTGGCGGTTGCGGTGGTTGTGCTGGCTGCCGTGCTGCCTCGGGCAGCTGCTGCGGTGATGGCTGCGGTGGCGTCGGCGGTGGCGTCGGCTTGCACGTCGACGGCTGGGCGCAGCGCGGTGACGAAGGCCTGGGCGTTGAGGTTGGCGCCGAGTGAATCGGACCAGGTGCGGGTGCCGGAGGCGCCGGGGGTCGGCCGGGCCTGCTGTGCGAGGCCGGCCAGGCGGCCGTTGGAGCCGTTGCCGGTGATCACGACCGAGGTCATCCCGGCGGGGATGACCGGGTTCGCGGACGCTGAGCCGATGTCCCGCATCGTCGCGGACAGCAGCAACGCATCGGCCGTGACGGTCGTGACGCCGTTGGCGACCAGGGACGTCCCGGTGCCGGAGGTGACCACCGCGGTCACATCGATCGGGGTGGTGGCGTTGACGCCGGCGTAGGCCTGGCACAGTCCGGCGATTCGTCCCGCCGACCCGGTGTGCGAGATCGAGGGCGCAGAGGGTGGGTTGAACCGGTAGTAGACGGCGAGCGCGACTGTGTTGCTGGTGCCGTACCCGGACGGGGTGAACAGTGGCGTCCAGCCGGACGGTGCGGTGATCGTGCCGGGGTTGGTGAGTGCGAACACGACGAGGGCGAGGTCGCCGGTTTGGATGTCGGACGGCAGTGCCGGGCTGATTGTGGTCGCGGACGCGTTCTCGGCTCGGGTCGGTGTACGGCCGGTGATCGCCACCCGTCACCCCTTCCCCTCGGCGTCGTTCCCGGGCCTGCTCGACCCAGGCCCGGGAACGGACGGTTTGGTTGTGCGAGGGGTCAGGCCGCGGCGGGGGTGATCGACACCGTGAAGCTGGAGAAGGTCAGGGTGTCGCCCGAGTT